TTTCTAATAATAAATTATTCGCCGTAGCACCAATATAATCTTGTAACTCTTTAAATTTAGGATCACCAATTAAAGATGTTGAATGAAACACATGACCCATATCTCCCTTGTTGCCAAATTTTTTATTTCTTTTATCTATGTCTTTTTTTAAATTCTTTTTAGCTATTTCAATATATGGATCAGAGGCTTTATTTAAATCATCTACAAACGCTGTCTCATCAGCAAACCATATAGGACATTTAAATAAGTCTTCTCTATTTAATTGTGTAGGAAATGATTTTGCACTTCCACATGATATTTTATCAAAATGTTTTTTTGTTTTTTTAGCTTTCTTCTTTTTCATAAATTTACCCTTTTATTTATATTAAAAGCAAAAGTTATTCTTTCATACTTATCTTTTTGTTTATCAACTTTATGCCGTAAGTGTGATGGAAATAATATCATATCTCCTTTTTTACCTAAAAATTTAAAATTACTGTCTGTAAAAATAGTATTATCGTTTTTATTATTTAAATAAATAACACCTGAAAAAACCCCTGCATGAGCATGAGCTACATTACTATTGTTTTTATATGCATAATTTATCCATACATCATAACTATCAAAATGACCCTCCCATTTTCTTATAAAAAAATCTCTGTGGCTTTCTTTTGTTAACATTCCACATAATCTAAGAACATAAGCAAGCCAAAAAGAATCTTCTATTAATCTTGAAGGCACAGAGGTTTGATAATTATTTGTTTTAGATCCCAAATTTTCATGTAATTTTAATTTAAAAAGAGGGTTGTTTTTAATTTTATCACATTCTTTTTTCCAATTAGAAATTTCTTTAATTATCCCTTTAGGAAGTTTAGTATAAACTATATTTTTATTTACAATTTTGTAATCTATCATTTATATGGCCATCCTAAATTCCAGATAACCAAGCTATGTCTAGTTCCTTTTTTAACTGGGCATACTCTATGCCAAACAAAACCAGGAAATACAACCAAAGAACCTTTAGGTAATATTTCTGTACATTTTCTAATATTAGGTTTTTTATCAGGGTCTAAGTTTCTAAAATTAAATTCTAATTCTCCACCCTTATATTCTTTAGGATCTGATAATGTAACTGTTACAGATAGTTTTCTTATCTTACCGTTTGATGGATCATTGCCTTCTCTCATGTATGGTTGATCCCAACCATCACAATGCCAGTCATAAAACTGACCTTTAGTATATTTTGTAAATTGACAAGATTCAGAAAAATCCCATTGAAAATTCCAACCTGCACTTGTATTTGCTTGATGTACATATGGTTGTATTTCTTTATATATCCATCTATCACTCATCCAAACAATATCTGAATTTCTTTTCTTTTTTAAGTCTTTAACTTGTTGTTGATTTAATGGTTTATCCCCTTGTTCTCTCCCATATCCACCAGTGACTGCCATTTGATCTTGTAGTTGTTTTCCATAACGAACAATATCATCACAGATACGTTCTGGAATTGCTGATTGGAAGTACCAATAATAGTTTGTTAAGTTCATATGTCTTTATATGTTCCTTATATACTAATAATAGTTAATAGCAATACTAATTCTTTCATTGTTTTTATTTTTAGGAACACAATGTGGCACTTCAGATCTAAATATTAATAATACACCTTCTTGAAAAGGTATGTTCCACTCACGGCTATTATCTTCTGTAGGTGTAATAATATCAAAATAATTTGTATTAAAATTAAAATCTGTAAAAAAAATTGGAGATGAATTATTTTTTCCTTTTAAAAAATAAACCGCGCTTAATCTAGAAGAAGGGTGAGAATGATAATCTTGATAATCACCATTACCATATATTTGAAACCAAGCGTTTTTATTAACAGGTTTAAAATCAATATTTAAATTATTAGTGTATTCCACTAATTGTTCATCTATCCATTTTAGTAAAGGCTTAAAATCTTTTTCTTTATAAAGGTTTAATTTTCCACTTACGTTATAAACTTTACTTAACCAGTTTTCTCCACCGTTAGAAACATTCTTTTTAATGTGATAACATTTTTCAACTATTTTTTTATGATAAGAAATATCAGGGTTCGTAAAAACCCCTATTACTTTAGGAAATAATTTTAAAGACTGCATTATTATGCTAGTGATATTGTCAATGTACCAGTAGCAGTAAATTTAGCTATTTTATCTCCACCTGGGTGAGTTGATCCTGTAAATGCACAACAAGGAGATCCTGCAAATGCTATTGCACTTGGTCCTCTAATTACTACAATTCCTGAACCACCAGCTCCACCACTTCCTTGTCCACCAACACCATCTCTACCTGCGCCACCTCCACCGCCTCCAGTGTTAGCAGTTCCAGAGGTTCCATTTTGATAACATCCAGTTGGTTGTCCGCCATTACCTCCAGCGCCACCACCTCCAGAACCACCAGGTGAACCATTATGTGCAAATCCACCACCACCTCCGCCACCAGCATAAGATGTGTCTGGTCCTAAAATTGTATTTGGTACTCCGTTTCCACCAGCTCCTGGATCATTGTTTGCTCCAGCACCACCAGTAGCGCCAGCTCCACCACCTCCACCAGAACCACCAGCATTAGTTGGACTAGCAGCTGTTGATCCAGCTCCACCAGTATTACCTTGAGGAGGATCAGTAGGAGGAGTATTACCTGCTCCACCAGGAAGTGGACCTCCATGGTATCCACCACCTCCACCAGAACCACCAGCATTACCTGCACAAAAATATCCACCACCTGCACCACCACCAGCAGAGGTTGTTGTGCATTTAAATGCTATTGATGAATTGCTTCCATCATTATTATCACCAGAAGCACCACCAGCACCTACTGTAATTGTATATGATCCTGTTGTCTCACTTGATAAAGCTGTTCCTCTAAGTGGACTTGGTCCATAGCCAGTAGCTCTATAACCGCCTGCTCCACCTCCAGCTAAATTTGTTCCACCACCACCAGCTACTATTAAATAATCTAAACTAACATTTAAAGACTTACTTCCGTCTGGCCATGTTACTACTGACTCTTTTAACTTTCTAAAGTGAGAGCTTATATTCCATACACCACTTGCTTTGTCTAATTCTTTTACGACAACTATTCCTGAACCACCTGCTCCACCATTTCCATATGAATTGGTTGGACCATTATGTCCTCCAGCTCCGCCTCCACCACCAGTGTTTGCTGTTCCTGCAGTTCCATTGTTTGCAGCACCATTACCAGCACCACCGCCACCATTTCCTCCAGCTCCACCAGAACCACAAGTGTGACCAGCTCCACCGCCACCGCCAGCGTAAACTCCACAAGATGGGGCATTAGGGAAAGTTGGAGAAATATCTGTTCCAGCTCCACCAGCTCCACCAGTTGTATTTGAATTAGGATTAGCAGAACCAGCAGCACCAGCACCTCCACCACCAGCTCCTCCTGAAACAGCAGGATGAGGAGATCCATTTGGATTAAGTACTGATTGTCCTCCATTATTTCCTTGAGGTGGACTAACGGGTGGTGTGTTACCAGAACCAGCTCCAGAAGAATCTGGAAGTCCTGCTGCTGAAATACCAGCCCCTCCTCCAGAACCACCTGGTTGACCTTTTCCACAATGTGGGGAAGGTGGTCCAGATGTTTGTCCTCCACCAGTTGATGTATAAGTTGCATCATTTCCTACAATACTTGAATCATTACCTTTTCCACCTGCAGTTCCACCACCAGGTCCAGATGCACCACCAGCGCCAATTGTAACAGGTACAGCAGTGCTTCCACATACAGGTACTTCAATATTTCTTAAACCGCCAGCACCAGCACCTCCTGCTCCAGCGCCAGCACCACCTCCACCAGCTACTATACCAGCTTGAACAAATCTAGTAGCTGCTTGTGTGCAAACGTTTCCTGAAGATGTTACTGATGTAATTAAATCTTTTCCAAAAGAAGTGACATTCTTTACACCAATAATTCCGCCATTAGATCTGGCCATTTGAGTCTCCTATTCGGACACCCAAGCTGAACCATTCCAATTATAAACTGTTTTTGGATCTGAAGTGTCGTTTGATTTAGTTGCTTCCCAACCTGTATCGTTGTCAGCGTTGTATTTTGTTTCGTTCCATGAAATTTCGTAAAAAAAACCTGATCCACTAGTTGTTGATGGATAAGTAATTGGTGCTTGCCAATCATCACTACCATCTAGTGCCCATGATTTATAAGGCTGTGGACTTAAAAATTTATTTTTCGATGCATTATATACGTCGTTTATACCTGCATATTTTTTTCTAAAATTATTATTGTAAGAAGTCTGTTTCCATGTTCCACCACCAAAAAAGTTTACACACCATGTTTCACCATCAACGTGTTCATTTGAAGGTACTACATCATTCGCCACAACAACTACTCTTTTTACAACTAGATGAGTATCAGATGTGAAACCTGTTGGATCTGTTTTTGATTCTAATTCTGCAAAGTGTGCCATATTGTTTTCTCCTTAAAAAGTTAATTTATAATTTAATTTTATGTTATAGTCAACGTTCCTGATGCTGTGAATTTTGCTATTTTATCACCACTTGGGTCAGTTGACAATGTTCTTGCAGGTGTTGGGCTTCCTGCTAAAGTAAATCCACCTGGAACTCTAACTACTACAATTCCTGATCCACCATTACCTTGGGTTGCAGTTCCTCCAGGTCCATTATCTGTAGCTGCACCACCACCTCCGCCTCCAGTATTAGCTGAAGCATTACACCCAGAATCTACTGAAGGTGCACCTGTAGATTGACCTCCACCAGCACCGCCACCAGATCCTCCAGATCCAGCAGTAGCAGGTGTTCCTTCACCTTGAGCTGCTCCACCTCCACCTCCAGCGTAAGAAGTATCTGGGCCTAAAATTGTATTAGGTGCGCCTGCACCTCCGTTTCCTCCTGCAGTTGTAGGAGCATTAGCTCCAACTGCGGTAGCACCACCGCCTCCACCTCCAGCAAAAACTCCTGGGACAGCTGCTTGATTAAATCCGTTACCACCATTATTTCCTTGAGGTGGATCTGTTGGAGGCGTATTACCAGCTGCTCCATTTCCAGTAAAGTGTCCTCCACCTCCTGAACCTCCAGTACTAGCAGAACCTCCACCTCCTCCAGCAGAAGTAATAGTTGAAAATATTGAACTGCTTCCACTAGCTCCACCGCAACTATCTCCAGCTCCTCCAGCTCCAACTGTAATTGAATAACAGCCTATTCTTAAACTTAATGCTGTTCCTCTAAGTGGACTTGGTCCATAACCAGAAGCTCTATAGCCTCCAGCTCCACCGCCACCACCTGCTCTATTACCAGCTGCTCCACCACCACCTGATCCACCACCAGCTACTACTAAATAATTTGCTGTTACTCTTCTAGTTATCCAAGTAGAGCATTTAATATTTGAAAAATGATCATTAATATTCCATACACCTGATGCACATTTTGGAATTGTTTCTTTTATTACTACTATTCCTGAACCACCAGATGCACCTCCTCCTACACTTCCGCCACTTGCACGAGAACCACCGCCAGCACCACCACCAGTATTTGCTGAACCTGCTGATCCATCGCCACCACTAGCTGGTCCACTAGCTCCACCACCACCAGATCCTCCTGCTATAGGAAAACCAGGAACATTTCCATCTGTTTGTTCTCCACCACCTGCACCACCACCAGAATATGTTACACAACTTCCTGTAATATCATTTGCTACACCGTCTCCACCATGATTTTGTCCATCAGTATTTCCAGCTTCACCTGCTCCGCCACCACCACCAGCCATTCTATTTGTATCAGAAGTGGGTCTTGATGAAGAAGCACCTCCATCATTTCCTTGTGGTGGACTTGTAGGAGGTGTATTACCTGAACCTCCAGCATAAACTCCTGGAGTAGCACCACCATGGGCACCACCACCGCCACCTGATCCACCATCGGCTCCAGCGACTTGTTCTAGTGAGCCACCACCTCCTCCATTAGATGTCATTACACAACAACCTATTACTGAATTACTTCCTGAAGAAGCTGTATTAGCGCCACCAGGCGATGCTCCGCCTGCACCTACTGTGACTGATATAGATGAATTAGGCATGGTAGTAACACAAGTAGCAGTTCTATAACCACCAGCACCACCACCTCCTCCCATAGCTCTACCTGATCCACCACCTCCAGCGACTACCATTATTTCTGGCACAGTTACTGTACAGTTTCGTTTTTGAAAAGTACCTGATGATGTAAATGTTGTGACTTTAGTAGAGGGTGTACATACTACTCTTAAAGGTCCAATAATTCCGCCATTAGCCATAGCTGATTACCTCCTACGCGTCGTCTAATTCTTCGTATGAAATAAAATAAGTTAGATCACTATTAGCACTTGCTGTAACTGCTAAATGATCTG